CCATGCTGTATTCTCCAGACATTACTGGATAATCTTCTCCATCCATATCGTGATCTCCACCCCAGATCAGTTCAGTTTTACAATGCCAGCAGTTCATATACCAAATCCTTCTGGCAAATCCATCGGTGGCTGTACCATCTCAGGAAGTCCTTTATCTAAAAGTTTAGGCATCATTCCTTGCACATTTCCAAGGATTTCATTCATAACTTGAGACTTAAAATTTTCAGATGTTACATATTTGTAGCCCAAGTATGCTCCACCACTCATGGAAGCTACCATTACAAATGAGACAATACTCAAAACATTAGCAATTTTTTGGAACATGATAAAATTTGCAGTTGTCAAAGCTATGTCTGTAATGAGCATAGCAGTATTACTACTAATTATAGGTCTATCTCCTCTCTACGTCACGATGAGCTTAATGACAAGACAAATGCAAGAATCTAGTCGTTAGGATCTACTGGATATTGAGTCATGTTAGGAGTAGAAACTCCATCTTTTTCTGTTGATCCATAAAGAGTAACTAAAGCTGCGGTATCTGCACAGTTATCAATCTCTGTTTCCCTGGTTAAACAAGCAGTTCTAACGGCAGTTCTATAGGTTTTTATTGCAGTTGGAATCGCTTTTGATGTTTCTGCTTTTCTGATAACGTACCAATCATATTTTGCCAATAAAGAATTAGCAATATCTTTTTCTTGTGCTTTTAATACTGATTTAACACCTAAAGTAGTATATTCAACTCCATCTATTGTTTCAGTTGTATCTGCAAGTCCTTTTGCTGTTCCATCACCCAAATAAAAACGTGAATCGTATGTTGGTGCGTCAGCAACTTCAGTAATACCAAGATCTTTTTTCTCTTGTGCTGTTGATAGTCTTAACCAGTTAGCAGGGTAATGTACATCCCCATAAGTAAAAGGAACATCAACTGCTAAAGGTTTTCCGTTTAATAAAAAAGCCATATCTATATATTACCTTGCCCTTGCATTTTTGAAAGGCGATTCCGCAAAAGCAAAATAAATGTATGTTGCACCTGATATGTTATTTGCTGCTCCACCATCACTATTTCTATGTTTAAATCCATTTGATACAAAATCCACTCTCACACTTCCAGTACTTTCAGAATTACTAAGGTTCGCTAATAAACTTCCATAAATAGGATTATCTGGATCTCTTTGGTTGTCATAAATTGCCCAGTTACTTGTCGAATCAGAACGCTTCGTCATTAACCATGCCACGCGGAAACCTGTGTAAACAAATGTTCCATCACTTGAAGCGTTGCCTGTATATGACCCAAACTTGCTATACCCTTCTACTTCGCTAAAACAATAAGCCACAATAGTTGAGGGAGTTGAAGTATTCATTCCACTCCACGTTCCTAAAGTAAATACACTTGATGTTGGTTCGGTGTCGTTATACCATTGTGCATTATCTGATGTTGAACTGTTAGCATCTAAAAATGTTGTTTTTGTTGCACCATATCCTTGATGAAAAACAAGCCAATTATTTGCTATATTTCTAGCTTTCAAAATTACTGCATTAGGTTTAACTCCAAGACCATGCCCAAAAGTTAAAACACTTCCTGTTCCGTTTAATGTGACTATAGAAAAACCTGCCGAAGCATTTACTTTTGCAGTAGATTGAACAGACCCATCAAAATTACTTGATCCGAGGGTTGAGTTTGTATTAATTGCACCCCCCATTCCACTGTGCTGACTACAAAAATAATGAAGCTGTGGAGCAGAGGCAGCCACTACGATCTGCACTGAAGTAGAACTTAAAACAGTCACCCCTGTTGTATATTCAGTTCCACCGCCATGCGTGCCATCTGATGTTGTAGAGAATCTAAATGGGTGTGCTGATGGGTAGTTAAATATATAAGTGCCACCTTCTGCAAGATCAAGAGTTACAGCAGATGTTCCAAAGCCATCAAATCTATATTTATTTCCAGAGTCAGAAACAACTGTCACTGTGTAAGTCTTGCCATCTGTATCGCCTGCGTTCCAGTTCCATGCAACAAAAGGTCTGCTACCAGTCCAGTTTGTATCACCATCAGTACCAGATTCAAAACCATTCTGTATGAAAGCTCTAATTTTTTGTGTATTTGTTTGTTCAGCATAGGCTTCACTACTTACCAAATATTTAGTTCCACCTCTTACTGAATCAGATAAAATATGATCGTTTGTTACGTCTCTAGTCTTTACCCAGACCCAATCAGGAGTAAAATCTACATCTGAATTTGTAATATTAACAACGTCACCACTAGATCCTGTGCCTGTATAAGTAAAAGCTGCAAAGTGTTTATTAGGTAGCAGTATTGTTGGGTCGGATAGGTTTGCAGAACACAATGTTTTAAATCCTGTTGGTGGTGTATATTCAAAATCTCTTTGTCCAAAATTAAAATTAAGAGTATTGTTTAATGGTCTTGCACAAATTGCTATTGTTTCACCAGCAGTAATTCCATCAAAAGTAGCATTTGCTCCTGTAGATGGATTTCCAGAATTTATATAAGTACCTTGCACAGAAAACCATACTTTTTGATTATCCATATCTAATGCAATACCTATAGTATACCCCGAACTACTTGTATCAATAGAAGTTCCAGAACTTGCACTTGTACCCTCTATGTATGTTTCATTGTTCATTCTTAAAACTGCTGCATCTGTCACGCTTCCTGTCATATTTGCATCAGCAGCAGCCGTTATTGGACATATTCCCACATATGCGTTAGTAGTGCCTGAATATGTGTATTTAACTTCTGCATACCATTTACCAGATGACACACCAAAAGTCGATGTATTGTTTTGACTATATTGAGAACTGCTAGAACCAGTAAGATCAAGATTACCATTAGACCAAGTTACTGTAGGCGAGGGAACTAAAGGATTCATTGTCGCAAAATTATTAGTAGGTGTATCTGACAAAGCATCATTACCAGCACCAGCACTTACAGAAAAATTATTTGGTGTGAAATCATTAGAATTTCCGCTTCTATCAGTTCCTAAAGTATTAGTTGAAAAATTTAAATAAAAACCATTTGATCCATAACCACCTGTATATTTTTTTGGTATTAGTTGACCTGTTATAGGGTCTGTTTCAGTGAAATATGAAGGATCATATGCTTGACCATCAATATAATGATATTCTGCAAGGTAAAAATCACCATATTCTATAGTTGAGGAATTTCTTTGAAACCTTCCAATATTTATGTCTGTTAAAAAGTCACTTGAATAAGTGAGATTTTGAGAATCTTTAGTGTTCTGACTAAAGTCAGTAACTCTAACTCCATTTATATATAATTTTGCTCTGTCTCCCGCTGTCGATAAAGTGCTATTTCTTTCCAATAGTAAATGATACCAGGCATTAGGATCTCTTAAAACCTGTGTACTTTCAAGTCTGGTTAAATCACTGCCACTAGAATTTCTTATTCTCCACACTAATTCGTTTTGTGGATTTATTCCAAAAACATTAAAAGCGTTAGATCCAGAATGTGAACCAGCTATAGGAACCCATACATCAAGGTTAGCCCTTTTTATCCATGCAGAAAATGTAAAAGTTGTACTGCTATCAGGACTTCCATAGTCTGATTTTCTTAAATAGGCAGAATCATCATCATTAAATCTTAAACTACGTTCTACTTCGTATGCTTTCTTCCCTGCTATGAAGAAAGGATTAGGACTGCCAAGACTGCTCATTAGCTAAAGTTTCCAATAAACTGTGCAGCTATGTTTGTATTGGTTCGTGCTATCCAAGCAATAACATCCACCTGGTTTGCACCTGTTGATAATGTAGGTGCTGTACCATCACTAAAATCCCAATACGATCCAAATGCTGCGGTTCTACTTCCTGTACCATCTTGAGTTATAAACAGAACACCACTCTGTCCAGCAGAGATATTAGAAGGGTTGGCAAAGGTAACATTACCAGTAAGAGTTGTAGAAAAATTATTAGCAGTTCTGAAATCTAATGTAATTGTAGATGCGTAGGAGACAGCAGATATTTCTCCAATAGTTCCTTTTGTAGTTACTCTTCCGTTACCAGAACCACCACCATTATCAAAAACAAGCGTATTTAAGGTGCTTGTTTCGTGTGCAATATTAGTGACTTTTAGTGTACTCATGGCTTGGGATTAGCGTCTTTTACAGCTTTGATATGAGTAGCCCAGGTGCCAGTTGTATCTAATTTTCCAGCAACCATATCCTTATACAACATATCTAACTGATCTCCAAAAGAAGCATAGATTGTAGAACCATCAGTTGTTCTATCAGTTTTGTATTTAACAGCAGCAGCTTCAGAATTTAGCGTGGTTCGTGCAGTATCTATTTTGCTTTGGTCAAGAGTTACAGACTTACCATCTTTATCAAATGCACCAGCAGAGTCATCAATACTAACAACTGTTCCAGCGTATGCTTTGTAAATAGCTTCGTGATCTAAGGCCATAATAGTTTTTCCTTAATTATAAAAGATGAACATTAAGCTGCCACCTCATATAAAGTTATTGTACTTGCAGCTCGTACAACGTAAGTTGAAGTAGTATCAGTATAAGGTTGCCGATTTACATACAAATCACCAGTTCCATAATTTATTCTTCCCTGTAGTTTATAAGTTGTTGCACTTGTGGTTGAAGGAGTATCAAGTATCGCCATAGATTGATTTCTTAAAATAAGATTATCATAACTGTTAGAGGTATTTGACCCTGCTGTGAATGTTACAGCTTCCTGAGAACCTGTAATATCTGTTCCTACGGCTATATTTGTTGAACCTCTTACAAGTCTAAAGGAAGCATATCTAGTAGTCGCAGCTGAATTTACATGAACTATTACATAAACTTTACTAGATGAAGAAGAAGGAGTTATTGCTGCCGAAAATCCAGTTATATCAGTGTAACTTGTCGAAGTTGTTGTAAAGGAATCTGTTTTTGTCGTAGAAACAACTTGAAGAATTTTACCAGTACCAGCAAATGATAAATTTCCCGAAGCATCTGTAACAAGAGCCTGTCCTGATGTTCCGTCAGCATTTGGTAGTTTAAATGCTACGTCTGATGATGTTGGTGCAGAAGTTGGAGAGTTGAGTGAAACAACATTACCGCCTGAGTGTTTTAGGGAAATTTTAGACATTAAGCAGACACCTCCAGAATTGTAAGTGAAGAAACAAAACGTGCATAATAGTTATAATTTCCGTTTGAAGCATCATTATTTATAAACATAGTTTGATTTGAATTATTACCATGACCAAAACGAACATCATAAGTAGTAGAACTGGTTGATGGATTATCAATTAATGTTTCAAAACTATGTATCATAGCTTTATGCGAAGCTACACCCTGACTCGTAGATGTTGCACGTTTTTGATTACTTTCTCCTGCATCGCCAATAATTGAGCTAACACTTCCACCGATATATAAATAGCCGTAACAGTTAGTAGAGGTATTTAGTCCGATATGTATGGTATAAGAAAGCAACAACTTATTACTTGAACTAGCAGCAGCATAAGAAAGCGATATTAAAGCACCGCTAATAGCTCCTTGTGCAACTACAGCACTTGTAACATCTTTTTTCAAAGTTTGAGCATAATTTATTACTTTACCTCCAACACCACTTGCTAATTTTCCAGCAGTAACAGCATTGGAAGCAAGCATATCTGCATCTACTATTCCATCAGGCAAACCTCCTACTGAGATTCCTGTTAATGTTCCTGATCCGTTAATTGCTATTGGCATAACTATAAGATAACAAGGATTGCACCAGAAGGCACAGTAATTGAGACTCCGTTATTTATTGTAGGACTTACAGTATGTGCATTTTTTCCAGAGGATAAAGTGTAAGAAGTTGTTGCAGTTTGATCCGATTCAAAAAATACTTCATCTGTGCCTCCTCCCGTAGCTCCAGCACCTCCTCCAATAGCACCCCAAGCACCATTGTTATAGCCTTCAAACTGATTAAGAGTCGAGTTATGTCTAAACATACCAACAGCAGGACTGCCATCTCTTTGAGCCGTTGTACCAGATGGTATGGTCAAACTAGATGTATAGTTATGCGTTATCTTTCCTGTAAAAGTACCTCCAGCTTGAGGCATCAATCCTAAATTAGTACTGGCTGCTGTTCCTACAGTTACATATCCATTGTTCGCTGCATTTCTTATTTTTAAAAGACCATCAGATGTATCAACGTGCCATTGGAACGCAAAATTAGTTGTTAATGCACCAGACTTACTATTATTTGATGCAATAGCTTGTAAAACATTATTGATGTCTGCTCTCACGGCAGCACCCGTTCCATTATCAATTACAAAATCGTGTTCTGCCATTTAAGTAAGTAACATTGAGCTTATTCTACCCTCCTTTTCCAAATCCGACAGCCTGATAAGTGAAATTTCTATCAATCGAAGCATTTGATGAGTTTTTGAAGTGAACAGTAAAACCCGTTCCAGATACACTGGACACTTCAAAGTAATCTCCTGATGCCATATTCTGTGCATTAATACCAATCGAGGGTAAATTAGTGTTTGCTCCCAGAATAGAAGATGTACCAACAAAAAACGGGTGAGTAAAGGTTATAGCTTTGGCTCCTGCTCCGCTTGCTGTTAGATTACCTTGTTCTGTTCTTCTCTGTAAAGATGCTGTATAGCCTAGCTGAGAAACTTTTATATCTTGTCCTATGTCATTACTTATAAGATTTGCCTTGAATTTAAATCCTCTACCTTTATATGTTCCATTTGCAAAAGTTTGAAATGCAGTATAAGTTGGAGAACCAGATCCAGGATTATCTTGTGTAACTGAAATTTGCATCTCTGCATTTACATCAAGTGCTGTTGTACCATCAAAATCTGTAATATCATCAATCAAACCTCTTGAATCAAATAAATCAGATGGGAAAAATCCTTCAGTAAGAAAATGCCGTTTAAAATCTACACTAAATACAGCACCTAAATCTAAGAAAGAACTACCAGCAGCACCACCAAATTCATAAGTACCAGTTGGTGAAATTCCACCCGTATCATCTATTGACGCTTCAGTATCAAAGTTAGTTATTGCATCAAATAAACCAGTACCAGCTAAATTCAAACTATTTGTTACAGCATCAAAAGAAACATTAGTTTTTGTTCCTTGAAATTTAGGATTATCTTGATCTTCCCTTCTTGTTAATGCAATTAAAGGAGCTTGATTATCAGGTAAATCTATAATTACACTTGTTTCACCAGCACATAATCTTCCACCATCATCTTGAAATTTTAAAATATATTCTCCTTCAAGATATGGCACTTCGGCAGTTGTAGTATTACCAGCTAACGCTTGAATTAAATCAGTGCTGTTTTCAAAAGTTGCACTTCCATCTGTAACAGGAGAATGTCTTACAAAAACACGACCACCATGAGTAACGTCAACATCAGTAGATAAATTCCAACGTAATCTTACTAATTTTTCGCTAATAGGTTCTGCTGTCAAACCAGTAACATTTGCTGGTAATGCAGTTTTACCTTGTGCAACAAAAGTTAGATTGGCAGAAGTAGCACTTGTCTGTAATGCTGTATTGTAACTAAATACTTGAAACTCGTACGTTCCTACATCACTATCAAATATCTCAAAATCAGGAGCAGATACAGTTTGAGATATAAAATTACCATTGTTGAATCTATAGTTCACTTGATACTGCGTAACACCGACAATGGGTTGCCAACTAAGAATTAATTTAGATACGGCTTGGTTATTAATAACAACAATTTTTTCATCAGCCTGTAGTGCTGATGGAGGATCTTTTGGAAGATTTAATATAGATACTGTTCTTGCAGGTAAACTTGCACCATCTTCAATAAACGCATACTTAGCATTTACATAAGATAAAGCAGTAATCGCATAATTTATACCATCAGATTCTTCTACTGTTATCACTCTGAACTTCTGAGCTTGAACTGTATCATTCTGTAAAAGCCAAACAGTATTTACATTTGGAGTATCAGAATAAGCGGAAGCAACTGTAATTACAGCACCAGATATAGATTGAACAGTTTTTGTTTCTACTGTCCCATTTGGTAAAACCACACTTAATGTTGGGTTGTTTGATGTGGGTAAATCTGTCGCAGCAGTATCATCCACAGTTATTTGGGTCGTTGTTGCGGCAGTAACTCTTCCTCCTCTCCTTACACCAGAACGAACAGGATCAGCAATATCAATAACAGCACCAGGTCTTACAACAACACCAGAATCTATAGAAGTTCCGAAGGTAACAATTTCACTTTCATTTTGTTCAGCAAATAATATAGCTTTTGCTAACCTTCTAGCTTGACCTCTACTTGTACAAGCAAATGCTTTTACCTGTTTTATAATTACCCCAAATTTTGCTATCGAAGCAGTATCTTCATAAACTTCATAATCTATTTCTCTACTATCCATATTAAAGTAAGAAACAGAAATCACAGTATTTCTTGTTTTTAATCCACTCCCCGAATAACTAAATCCTTCTTCAGTTACATTGGCAAGGTTAAATAAATAACTTGCATCTTTTGGACTATCTTGTGCAAGTTGAATACTACCAGCAGACCATATCGGCATACATCTCATAACTCCTGCTAATTCATTTATCAGATCAAATGCCTCACTTGATGATTGAATATTTACGTTGCAACTAAATCTAGCTTCTTGTCCTCCAAATCCATCTGATACCAACGTATTTGCAAACTTACTGGCAGTAACAAAAGAAAAAAGATCAAGAGAACTATCAGTTATATGATTACCAAATCCATATCTAGTATCTGTAAGGAGATCAAGTAACACCATTGCAGGGCATGAACACCATTGAGCAGCACCCATAACTCCATTGAAAATATATCCATCTGGATAAACAATTCGACCAGTATTAGCATCAACTGTAGGAGTACCAGATCCACTAGCACCAGCACCAGGAATCCTTACTTTTATTCCTCTAATACGATACTTTCTTGTTGGTATTGATTGAAACTGCATAGAGTCCAATCGAAGAGAAGCATAAGCACTATTGGCATAAGTATTTGCATCATCAATAATTTCTCCAAAACTTGTCCATGTAAAAGCATCTATAAGACTTGAATCAGAACTATCTGCTGTTACTCTTGTGACTCTTATATCAACAGGAAAAGCACCTGTAAGATTTACTCTGTAATCCCTTTGGTACGCATCAGCAGTTCTACCTGTAATAGTGTCATCAATAACATCAGTAAAACCACCAGAATTATACTGAACTGCTATTTTTAACTGAACAGAAGAACCTAATAAATCTCCCTGATCTGTTGCTCTTTGTAATTGTGGAAAGGTTATAGTTACATTTACCGCATCTACATTTGAATTTGTTATTTGTCTTGTAACAGGAGAAGATTGAGTTACAGTTACACCTACTGCTGTGACAGAAGAACTACTCTCAATACCTTCAACTTTTGTTTGGCCTGACGTTCCAAATCGAGGGTTAAATGTTACATCTTGAAAATTAAAATCAGTTGTAGCTGGATCGGTTGAATCAGCAGTTGATTTTAAAACAGGAGTGTCATTCAGAAATACATCTTTTAATGCAGCATTATTATATGCAGTAGTTCCTTGTGTTCTTCCTTCTTTTGATGCAGATGCAAAACCTTCAATTTCTCCTTCAGAAATAAGATCAAGAAAAGTAGCAAACTGCCTACTGTGTAAAGTATCAGGTGCTCTGGTTGGTTGGGGTGGGGTAGGAGGAGAGGGTGCTCCAGATCCTCTGATAATTTTAGGTTTTGTCATGCTTGTACCTGTTGAGTATCAACAGCACCACTTATAACAACTGATCCTGTAATTATTTCTCCATAAACTATTGGAACAGGAGTTCCAGCCCGTGATGTGTTTTGCGTTCCAGAAAAACTAAATGATAATTGTGGATCTTGCTCTGACTTAAATTCTTTTGGCTTGGGAAGAGGAAATAACATATCACTTACTCCTGATAATATAAGAGCACCACCCAAAGCTACTGCTGCTTTTGTCATTGGCAAAGCTGCTGCAAAAGATCCTTGTGCAACAATCGGACTAAAAAATGAGCCAGCAGTTAATGGTGTAAATAAGAAAGCTCCTCCAATTAAAGCAGCACCTAATAATATTTTTCCTGTACCACCACCAGCACCAGCTATCACAGGAACAATATGTATATCTTCTTGTCCTATTGGATGATGTATCTCTTCTTCATTTACGGCATAATTACCAACTTTTACCTGATAATATTGAGGATTCATATATTTTTCTACCTGCGGAAAATTATTAATAAGAAAACTAACTGCTTTTGCAAGACTATCTACTTGTATTTCAAATTCTTTATGCCCTACAAACTCTGCAAGTTCGCCATATAGCCTCAATTTACGCAACATAACGATACCTCCCTCCTGTGCATTTCAATAACCATTGAGAATAAGGCTCTCTACAAGATAGTCTATCGGTTAAATGATGTAAAACATCTCCATCTAAAAAAATAGCTACATGATTTAAACCAGCAGATCCAATAGACATCAATAGTGCATCGCCATTTATAAGTTTTTCATCTGGTCTGAGTTCTCTAAAACCAGTTCTCCAAGCACAACTTTCAAACAAAGGATTTAATAAGAACTCTTCTGGTGTTGTAGGTCTATCCCAATCTCTTAGCTCAATATTTTTTTCTTCTTTATACCAATCTTTCACTAAACTCCAGCAATCAGTAACACCCCAAACCCAAGGTCTACCAAGTAAAGGTGGTTTATATCCACAAGGTTCACAATAACCCCAAGTTTCTGTTTTTGGATTAACAATATGCCATGGAAGATTACTTTGTTCACAACTAATCTGATCTGCCTGACTAGGTGTAGGTGGTGTTACAGGATGACTATGAATAACGGCTGTTATCTCTCCTGTATTATCTGCTTTTACATAATCTTCTGGATCAATAATAAAACACTGATGATCTGTCATTGAAAGATTACGACAAGGATAGTATCTTTCTTTTCCTCGAATATTTAATAGCAAACCACAAGACTCTTTAGGATCTTGGTCTTTCGCATGAATAAGTGCTTCTTCTTTCCAATTCATGCTATAAACGTACCAATCGAAGGAAACTCTGTCCTTGTACATTGTCTTTTAGGAGCACGAATACCAGCAAGATCAAATACTGCTGCTAATTCAAACTGAACAATTTCTCTATTTTCTGCTGATTTTCTATCTATTTTATATATTTCTTGAGGAAATTCTGCGGTAGGATCTGGTGTTCCTAATGGATTAGTGTTCCCTGGAAAATTAATAGAATCTAAATATCTAGCTAAAGTTCTAATTCTTGTTACTGTAGCTCCTGTCAAATCATTACCAGTAGTTACAGAATTTACATTAAGCAAAATAGCAGTAATAGTTCCAAGAGCATTACTAACAGTAAGAGTAGGTCTAGGCAGTTGACCTTTTGTAAAAGCAAAACCTTCTGCCTGTATTGGCATTTTTATATAAGTATTACCAGCCCAGATAATATCTCCATTTCCTACTCTGTTTGTACCAGAATGAAATCTATAAGTAGCTGCTGATCCATGTAATGCAGCTTCAGTTGTAATACTAAAGAGTTCAATTATTGCTGAAGGATTGATCTTTTGTAGATCGGTAATAATAGGAGCAGTACTCATGGTTCAAATACTTCTCTAAATGTTGCTTGTATTGTAGCTCTATTGTTATATGGTATTGATTTTGTCCAATTTTGACAAACAAATTTCTGTGCAGTAGCTTCTCCAGGTGCAGTAAAATCAAAGCTATCACTATCATTTGCACGAGCATCAAGGAAAGTTTCTATCTCATCTGCCTCTGTTTCTGATACGTTGAAAGTAAAATTATAAACTTTTGGATTTTGATGTTCTGCTAGTCCAAATAATATTCTATGTTCAAACCCATCAGCAAAACGAATTGTTCTTGTATTTGGTGCAGATCTTTTTTGTTGTCCATATGTAGGTTTTATTGAAGGAAATGTAGCCATTATGCAAGTATGCCTCCAGGTCGTTTTTGTTTTAATAATTCTGATTGTATAGCAGTTGACAACGCAATACCAAGTTCTTTACCTTGCTGATTATCTCCTTCAACAGAAGAACCAGAAGCATCTACATTTACTACAATATTAGTTGCACTTCCCATATCAGAATTAGGAACTATACGCCCACCTGTATTTGGAACAAACATTTCTGGACCACGTTCTCCAACCATATAACTTTTACCAGCACTAACAGGACCACCATTAGCTCTAAAAAATCCACCGATACCAGGTAGTCCACCAAGAAAAGCATTAACACCAAATTGAATTAATGATCTTTGAATCTGTGTAAATACACTACGAGCAACATCACCAAGAGTTTTTGTACCATTTATCGCACCTTCTATAGCATCAACAATTCCTGTTTCAATTGTTGTAGCGATACCTTGATATAATTTGGATAATTTTTCAAGTTCTAAGTTTTGTCTTAGTGTATCCTCATATAATTTCCTTCTTGCTTGAGCTTCTTTAGTACTTAAATCTATACCTTTCAAACGAGCAGCTAAATCAAACTCTCTCATTTTCTGCATAATTGTAGCTTCAGTACGACCAAATCTAATAGAGTCCTGTAAAAATAAATTTTTATCTGTAACTGCTTTAGTTATTTGATCGAACTGTAATTCTTGAAGTTTTAATAGACCATTTTGTTCTTGAATTAGCTCTTTTGCAATAATTCGATTCTGTATTGATTTTCGCTCTTGATCGTTTATTCGACCTCCAGTTTCTAATTGTTTAAATAGAGCATCTAATTCTGGATCTTCCCCTCGTCTTTTCTTTGCTTGTCCTAATAATGATGATCTTCTTAATCCCGTAATTGAAGCAGGATCTTGTTCTCCAGCTCCAGCAATAATTTTTGCTGCTGTGGCTGCTATTCTTGTTAAAAATCTACTAAAAATACCCTCTAATTGTTTTGTTCCTTCTCCAAAATTTTTAAGTGCTTGAACACCATCTTGTCCAACTACTTGTTCCATTTCATTCATAGCAGCATTAAAAGCAGCTTGTTTACCTTGTGTTTGTTCAAGTAATTTTAAATATTCACCTGTAGGTGTATTAGCAAGACCTATTGATTGATTAATTTTATCAATATTTAAAGTAAAAGGATCTAAAGCTCTACCTAATTCATTTAAACCTTTTATAGCTTCAGTAAGTTGTTGAAGAACAGCAGTAGCAACAAGACCTCCTGCAAAACCACCCATTTGACCACCTAATCTTGTGCCAATAAAACCACCAGCAAAACCAGCGGCACCACCAAGTGGCCCTTGACCAAATAACAAAGGAAATGCACCACTGACTAATCCACTCTTTAATGCTGCACCTCTTCCTCTTGGATCACTCTTTCCTTTTCCTTTACCAAATTGTTTATCTAATTTTGATAAAGAATTTCTTTGTATATCAATGGCCTCTGTAAGAGTATTAAAATCTTTTGTTCCAACAGTAAGACTTCTTCTAAGAGCTTCAAAAGTTGATAATGCAGCTTCTTGTTGCTCTATTGTTTTACCAAATGCCTTTCCTTGCTTACTAACTGCACCTGCAATTCCTGTTATATTATCTTTTGTTTTTTTTAATGCTTGCCCATCTGCTCCTTGAAAATTTGTTATATCTGACAAGTTTATGCCTTTCATTTTTTCAATAGAGGCATTTAATTGATCTGTTTTTCTCTGTACTGCTTTTAGTCGCTCTTCTCCTGTAACAGTTAATTTTATATTTACACCATATTCTCCTGCCATGAGATTCGACCTAAAAACAAAACTTTATTTTAGTGTACCTCTTTTATGGTTTTCTCGCTCGTGATTTATTCTTAGCATCTTCATAAGCTTTATTCTCATATTCTTTTTTTAATTCATAATAAGCAACCCAATGAATAAACTCTTCTTGACTTAACTTACTTGTTAATTCTTTTATAGTCATTCCTAACTCTGACCCTAAAAAAAATATAAAAAACCAATCAGGTTGTGCTTTTTAAATCTGCCTTCGCTTCCTCCAATTTATATTCAGAGCCAGAATTTATCATCGCAAGTTGAATATCTTGCAAAACTCCTGCATTAATTTCTCTTCTTAAAGATGCTTTATGACCATCTTGAAATAATCTTTTTCCATCTTTATCTAATGCTTTTGTAATCATAAGATTTAATGCAAATTCATCATTACTGGAACTAATACCATCTGTTGACTTGGCAACAATAGCTTCTCTTTCAGCAATAGTCAATGGATTCCAATAAATTTCTAAAACTGTCACATCCCCATCTTTTAATTCATACAAATATTTTTGCTGAACACCAAATTTGTTTTTGAGAAGTTCTATTGCTTCCATATAAAATTTATTAAATATTATATTAGTATACTAGGCATTTGCCGAGAATTGGCAAGATATTACACCAACAAAGTGACTTCTATCTTCAATATCTAACGGAGTAGGACCATTTACATCTAAAACTCTAGGTTTGCAACTGAATGTATCTGTATAATTAGAAGCATTAACAGAAGTAAGACCATCAATCACCGCTTCAGATATTGCAGATAACACTGATGTACCTTTTGATTTCGGAACATAAACATTACATTGAATTACACCAGCATAATAATCTGAGCTTTCACCTTGATTCTGTAAGGTTGATTGTGTAAAATCTACACTCATTAAAATATATTTTTTAGTTTTTCCAGGTGTAGTGTAATGAACATTGTCATATACCATTTCAATCGTATTATCTGCCGCTGCAACTGCATCTGTTACTGCCTTTTCAAAAGCTGCTCTTGCATTAACTAAAGTCATTTAGAAAACTCCGTATACTTAACACCACCTTGAGATCGACCAAATCCTCCAGTAGTACTGCCACCAACAAATAATTTACCCTTATCTGTCATGGTTTCTCTTATCATTTTACCTAAAGATCCTTGAATAAATAATTGAACTTTGCCTCCTTCAAGAGCATATACTGCATATTCAACTCTATTACCGATATAAACAGGTCTTTTATAATTAAAAACTCTTTTTACAGGAAATCTTGGTTCTATAACAGGATTTAAAGGAGCATTACCACCAGTTCCAGCTAAAAATGCCGTCATTGCCTGTTGTTTAATTCCAGACCAAGGTCTAAATCTTTTAATTTTATCTCTTGCCCTTACAGCACTACCTTGTGCAACCCAACTAGAGGCAAAGAAACCTGTATAAACAGGACTTTTTTCTTTAGTAGATAATTCAGCATGAATTTTCTTTATAAGAGCATTAAAATCTCTTGATATCTGTTTATTTAAATCTGGAGGTAAATCTTCTAAACGTCTTGTAGTCATTAGAACCTCACAAGAATAATAAATAAATAAACTTGTCCACCTTTCTTTGTATCAATGTCAACTATCTGTGCAACTCTATTTGATCCACCAAAACTTAATGTAATCTCATCATCTAAATCTGCCTGATTGTCTCCTATCTGATCAGGAGTTATATATAACTTAGCTTCCCTCATTTCTTGTGCTCCTTCTTCTTCAGAACGAACAAAAGATATTGGAACTTTAATGCTGTAACTGGTATCTGTTGTTGTTAAAGCACCTGTTGATGTGTTGTAAGTAG